TGGATCACAAGTCCTGAAGCTCTTTCAATTATATCAGTTATATTTCTAACTATAAGTGCATATATCAGAGTATTTTATACAAGATTATACTTTTCAAAAAGATACGAAGATGTATAATCGTCTCAAATCAGCACAGTATGGACATGGCTTTAAGTGGTTTGTCTATGCTCATAGAAATAGGATTTGGATTTTTAGATGAAAGGTATCATTTACGGAATCAAGTTTATAAACCCCGAAACACAAGAAAAGTTCCTTAAAGTAGGAATTGCAAAGTTTCGTGCAGGAAAAGTAGGACTAGGAGTTCTACAACGAGGTTCTAGTAAAGATTTTTATACACCAGATTATCAACAGTTTATTCAAAGAACTTGGACAGGAGAGTATGAAAGTTGCAGAAAAATGGAGTGGGTTTTACACGAAATGTTTGCAGATGATAAGTATTTACCTAAAATAAAATTTGGTGGATATACAGAGTGCTTTTCAATAAACTCTAAAATTTTAAGGTGGTTTCCGAAGAAAAGAGAAACAGCAGAAGATTGGCTTTTGAGACATCAAAATTATAATATACCCAAATCTGAGAAATCGAAAAATATTTCTTGACAATGAGGTTAGTTTTATATATAATATATAAATAGAAAATATGAAAAGAATAGAAATTCCAACAAATTGTCCATCATGTAGTTCTGTGTTAGAACTTTTAAATGAACAATTATTTTGTAGGAATGACTATTGTGAAGCAAAGAATGACAAGAAGTTGGAAAACTTTGTTTCTAAATTAAAAATAAAAGGTCTTGGGCCAGCAACCATGAAAAGGTTAAAGGTCGAGGACATAGTGGAACTCTATGAATTAGAAAGACATGAGATTATCATGCGATTAGACTCAGAAAAGATAGGTAGTAAAGTTTATGAAGAACTTGAGAAGTCGAAATCAGTAGACCTTCAAACACTTATACCCGCCTTTTCTATTCCGTTGATTGGACGATCCGTTTCAGAAAAAATATGTCGAACAGTCTCAAACATACGAGATATCAACGAGCTAACTTGTAGTGAAGCAGGTATCGGCCCAAAAGCAACGGAAAATCTATTAGCATGGTTAGGTAAAGAGTTTTATCCTAATCATTATTTGGACTTACTTCCTTTTGATTTTACAAGTTCATATTCAGCAGTAGAAGTAAAAGAAGTCAAAGGAACAGTCTGTATTAGTGGTAAGTTGAAAACTTATGCTAGTAAGGCTCATGCACAACAAGTGCTTGAAAACTATGGATTCATAGTAAAGTCAAGTTTAACAAAAGATTGCACTCATCTCATTAATGAAAGTGGGATTGAGTCAGCAAAAACTAAGACTGCTCGAGATCGAGGAGTCGAGATTATAACCAATATGAAATTATTAATAGGAGAAAAATAATGGCAGTACCTAAGTGGACAGATGAAAGAACCCAAAGTTTAGTAGACTTTGTTGGTAATAACAGCCCAGTTTCTCAGGTAATGGTTGCAGACGCAGCTGTTGAATTAGATACATCTTCAAGAAGTGTATCTTCTAAGTTGAGAAAAATGGGTTATGAAGTAGAATTAGCTTCTGCTTCAGCAAGCAAGTCTTTCACAGATGATCAAGAGGCAACTCTTGCAACATTTGTTGAGGACAACAGCGGTCAGTATACATATGCTGAAATCGCAGAGAACTTTGAAGGCGGAGCATTCAGTGCTAAGTCAATTCAAGGTAAAATTCTATCTATGCAATTAACATCACATGTTAAGCCTGCACCTAAGATGGAATCTGTAAAAACTTACAGCGATGATGAAGAATCAACATTTATCAATATGGTAAATGATGGAGCTTTCGTTGAAGCGATTGCAGAATCTCTAGGAAGAAGTGTAAACTCAATCAGAGGTAAAGCACTTTCTTTACTAAGAGCTGGTGAGATCAATGCTATACCAAAACAAGAGCATGTAAAAGGCAATG